ATCAATCATGATTGCGCCGCCATCAGCGCCTGTGACCTCGGTGGTGGTCTTGTCGCCATACTTCTTTGGGTTCCACTTGGCCAACAGCTTGAGGCGCATCTCTGCGCGGTTCTTGAGCCAGCCAATATGTGCGCTGTCACGGTGCTTGCTGCTGCCAGACTGCGAGAACGACTCAGCCATCTCAGGCTCGGTGTCAATAATTTCAAGACACTCGTCTGCAATGGCATCGTGGCCCACATCGCGTGCGTGCGCGAAGCGTTGAGCAAAGTCCTTGTCTTTCTCCATCCAAAGGTACACGGTGGAGTAGTGAATGTCATTGTCACGACACCATTGGCGCAAGGTATTGCCAAGCGAAATCCACTCACAGATTGCTTTGGCTTTGTCTTGTGGAACGGCTTCAGGGGGTCTGCCCATTTTTTTTGTCATCGACTTTTTTCCATCCTGCTGGGGTTTGAGCGCGGCGCTCGTATCGGCAAATCTTGGCCACGAAGTGGCGGCAGATGTTTAGCTCTTGGGCAATCTTGCGGTAGCCCATGTGCCTGTCTTCGTGCATCTCTCGGATGAGGTCTACGGTTTCATCAGAGACACTTGAGTTGTGATGCGAAGACCCGATGCGCCGCCCATCTTCATTGATTGCGACAAACTTCTTTGCGCCACTCATGCTCAATACTTCGGCGGCTTTGGTGGTTTCTTGCTTTTGGAATTGGCCATCGTTTTCTCCAGAGTTAATGTTGGTGGCCTGTACTGAACTCAGGCTTTGCAAGCGGCATACATGTGCGGCCACATAGAATACTTGCATCCTCACGCCTATGGTGTGCATCAGTCTGCACATTCACCAACGAGTGACATTCTGCCACAGTGTTGATGTGGCTGCAACGCAGGTCACCAGACTGTGTGAGCGCCCAGTTGATTGATGCCACATCGATGGCCCAACCCTCGCGGGTCAGGTCAAGGATGCGCCTTGCAGCGTCTTCTGGGGTCACTTGCGATTCCTCGCATGAATCTCACGCATCACGTCTTTGAGCTTCTGCACACCTTGCTCGCCTCGCGACTTCAATCTTACGAACAACTGCTCTCTCCGCTTGTGCAATGGCAATCCGAGCAGATGCCTTGCTTCGCACTCTTCGCGCCATGCGGGACAGTAGCTGCAAACCTTTTGGCCACTGATAAGCGTGACCGACTCTTCTCTTGAACAATCGGTGCATCGCATCAGTGAGCCTTATTGGCCGCTGCTTGGGTGTGTGTCAGCCAGCCATCGATGATTTTGATAATCTCACCCAAGGTCAACTCAGCGAATGCGCGGTCTGCTTTGTTCTCTGCGTTGCTGTCGGTTTCCCAGCCAATGCTGAAGTGGCAAACGCCATAGCCTTCAGGTTGAAAGAAGAACTTGATGCAAGGCGCACCAGATTCATCTTGCGCTCGAATCATTGCCACTTGTGTGAATCGCTTCACATCGAATACTTTTACAAACTTCATCTCTTACTCCCAAAACCATGCCGCAACGGCAAACAAAAAAAGGCCAGCCCAAATCATGAACAGACCCACGTCAACGTAAACAATCATGACATCTCCTTCAACTCAGAAAAAATTGTTTTGCCGCAGCGTATGCAGCTCCACCAATGGCTGTTGGGTGTGCGGTACTTGATGCCAAAGTTTGTTGGCTCGTATCGATGCTTGCATGTCATTTGTTTTCCTTTGGCAACTGCGACTTCATCTTGCGAATCCAGTCTTGTATAGGTCGCTCTTCACGGCACTGGTCAAAGTGCTGTTGAGCCAGCCAGTCAAGTGTTTCTTGTGGTGTCATAACGGAGCCTCCTGCATCTGGTCGCGCTGCTGCTTCGCATACGCTTTGATTTGCTTCTGAGTCCACGGCACTGGTGGATGTTGTGGGAATGGCCAATTCATTTTGCTCTCTCCATTTGCAGCCAACGCACCGTGCGTCAGCTTTTCCTAAATCTGTTTTTGTGTACTCGCAGTTTGGTGACATGCGATGTGGTTCTTTGTACGGCGCTCTGTTGTGGCATCCATACTTCATGGTCGCTCACCCTTTGGCCAAGGCTTCACTGGAACCCAAACCGTTTTCTGCGGCTTGTATTCTGGATGATGGTTCTTACGCTCAACTGGCTTTGGTTGCTCAACTGCCTTTGGTTTTTTGTTCACCTTGGCGCAGCTCTTCCAGCCATTGTTTTTTCTGAGGTCTGTCATCCAGTTTGGGTTGATTGGTTTGAAGCGCGGGTGATTCTCATCAGGCTCTGGCGCATCAGCAGGTGGCGTGATGATTTTCCAAACGGATGTGAAGCGGCCGTTCTCGCCATTCAAAACCCACTCTGAGATGTAGGTGTCAGGCATCAGCTTGAGTGACCTGCGAACACTGTTTGGTGCAGCCTTGACTGACTCTGACAAACCTGCAACGGTCATGCCGTGCGAGTCTTGTCTCATGAACTCGCGAAGTTTTTCTGATAGTTGGTTCTTTGCATTCATGCTTGCTCTCCTCTAAAAATTCTGGACTTCCATTGTGTGACCACCATGCCGTGGACTTTCATGCTTTCAGCGCGAACCCATCCAACAGAGTCGACAACTCCACTGCGTCTTGCTCGTAGTGCGATGGCTCCCCATGCGCGTGAGTCAGGTGGTGCTGGCATGTCTTTGAATGCTGCACGAACTTGCTCGGTGGTGAAGCAGTCATGCGTCTGCGCGTACTCCACAAAGTTGCCGTAGGCAATCATCTGCCAAGTTGCGCCAGCATTTTGTGCTGCTTGGTCTGCGCGAAAGTGTCCGATTGCTTGGCCGTTCATTTTGTCAACTCCTTGCAGTTGACTTCGGTGCGGTACGCTGGCCATGCGCCAGACTTGACCATGTCGCAGTAGTGCTGCTCTTCACGCACTGCGTCTTCGTAGTCGATTGCACCAACGATTCCAAGTGCAGCCATCAGGATGGCGATGATGTAGATTGTTTTCAATTTGCTCTCTCCAGTTGTTTGGTTGAAAAATCAGCGAGTGACATCACGGTCTTGCCGCCAGTCTTGCCACCCTTGTAAACCAGTCTCGCCACTTCTTTGTCACCAACGACTGCTGGTGCTGGTGGCTTCAATCCCTTCATGCGGTACATGTCGTCAGATGACCTGTCGCCAGACAGCATGCGTGGGTACTCGAATCGCTCTTGTCGCGTGTAGGCTTTGTGAGCCTCGCAAAAGCGGTGTTGCAAATAGCTCAACTCCTCGTAGGTGCTGCGGCAAATCTTTGACCAGCCACCAAGGTCTTCGACCACTGCGTGAATTGCTGGGTCGTCAAACACGATGTCGCTGTATGCGCCAATGCGTTGCATGGCATCGAGGCATTTGCCCCATGCGAGCTGTGCGCGGTCTGTAGGCGTGCCTTGAAGCAGTCGGACTATGTCTGCCACCTTCGGAGCGAATTGACCGCGCTCTGGGTCTGTTGCGTGGCGTGTCAGCGCATGGCTGACCTGCTCCAACTCAAACCCTTTGAAGGCTTCCCACCAGATGCCCAGCGTGAACAGCGAGGTGTCTTGGCGGTAGTAGGCCATCACGTCAGTGACGATGGCAGACAGTTTTGGTTTGTCGCTCGGTGTCATACAAACTCCTCTTGTGGTGGTTCATCCTGTGCCAAGAACTCGGCCATGACTGCTCGGTTGCGCTCTTCCAGTGCAGCCTGTTTGTTGACTGGCTGGTAGCTGGCTTTGCGTGTGGTGTCGCGGCGAACCCAGTTTCTCCATGTGCTGAACCAATCCAGCTTGGCTGCGTCTGCACCTGCTTTGGCAATCCAGTAGTCTTTGAACTGCTCAAAGGTTTGGCGAGCATCGACCTCTGGCTTGTTAGCCTGAACCCACTCAACCCATTCCTGTGGCAACTCGAAGTTGGGTGACATGCGTGTGGCACGCTTGCTCTCAACAGATGTTTCCTGTTTCTTATTTATTGGTTCTTGTTTCTTGTTTGGTTGAACGGTCGTTGAACTGGCGTTCAACCGCTGTTGAGCTGACGCTTTACCCGCTCTAGATGCGGCTTCCAAGCGGCCGTGGTACTTCTGAACCTCTGCATCAGCACGCAAATTGACCCAGCCGCGACCATCCTCAAGCGTAAAGAACTCCTCAAGCACAAGCTGCACTTCCTTCTCAAAGTCACGCATGTTAATCAGGCGTGCAACGGTCGTTGAACATTCGTTCAACGGTTGTTCATGTAGGTAGTACAGGTCAAGCAGCCTACGATACGCAAGGTCTTCCATGTGTGAAAGATGGCGTGTGTGGCTGGCATAGTCGCCAATGTTGAATGAGTAGAAGTGCATCACGCACCACCGTTTTTGATGAGGTCAGAGATGCGCTTGCGATACTTGGCAGCATGCTCTTCTGAGCAAGCCACACAGTTGCCGTTCACGGTGTAACGCACGCGCTCGCCGCACTTCTTGCATGGGTTGCCCTTGTATCGGCGCTCACCCAGCCTTGCGGCTTGCATTCGTTTTTCATCCATTCTTAACTCCTTGTAGTGTGAATGTGGAGCGAGTGTAACACACTACAAAGATGGGTCGTCAAGAGTTTTTTTTCATCTCGGCTTGCTCGTCCAATTTCTCGATTGCGCGGCGGCAATAGATGGCTGCATCGAGCAGCTCTTCGTACTGGTGCTGAAGCCATGCACGCAGCTCAAGCGGGTTGTTGGCCACCTGCATGCCGTACTTGTTGAGGCCAAATGCTTGGCGGCGGGTGATGTCTTCGCAGACTCTTGCTTCGGTTCCGAGTGCCATTTGATTCTCCAAAGGTGGGGTACTCGCTGAACTGTAGCGGCGCGGGATTGCGCCAGCTTTCCCCCATTAACTTACTGCTGTGGTGGCAGGTCTGCCTCTTTGACAAACACGCCGTCAATCATGCGACCTTTGCGGTCTTTGATTTCATCCCACGCTGCATCGATGCACTCTTCAGCGGTCACGCCATACTGCGCGGCCAAGATGGTCAGCACAACGAATGCGTCACCAATGCCGTCCATGATTGCGCCACGGTTCTTGCGTGCGATGCCAGCGGCCAGCTCGCCGACCTCCTCCACCAGCTTGACAAATTGCTTCTCAGGCGTGCTGCCGTTGACTAGGTTGCGAGCTTCTGCCCAGCCACGAATGTTGCGAAATTGTTCCATGTGTTCTTTCTAAAATGGGATGTCATCGTCCATGTCGTCAAAGCCACCTTGTGCGGGTGTAGACGCAGGTGCTGGTGCTGCTTGGCGTGGTGCTGCTGGTGCGGCGCTGCCTTCGCTCTTTGGCGGCAGGTCGAGGTTGTCGACTTTGAGCTTGAGCTTGGTGCGAGGTGTGCCGTCTTTGGCCTTGTACTCTTCCATGCTGAGTGGGCCTTGCACGGTGACGCGCATGCCTTTGGCCAAGTAGGGTTGCACGGCTTCAGCACGCTTGCCCCACATGGTGCAGTCAACCCACATGGTGTTGGGTTTGTCGCGCGTGCCAGTCTGCACGCCGATTGCAAAGTTCAGGATGGCATCGCCATTGTGGTGACGCATCTCAGGGTCGCGCCCAAGGTTGCCAGTTAAAACGCCGAGGTTCATAGTTGCTCCAGTTGAGTGATGGTGATTCGCACTGCGCCGTCAGAGATGACATTGCGCCGAGCGACAGAGATGAAGTCAAACTGCGAGTCGTCTTCGATGACTTGCGAAAACGTCAACGAATCGAGTAATGCCTTCAGGATGTTGTCAAGGTCGCGCCTCCGCTTGTCAGGCGGGTAGGCTGCAATCTTGATGGCCAAGCGCCCAGTCATCGGGACAGAGTAGCCTTCAGCTTTGAGTTGGCCATAGACCGCGAGGCGGTACAAGCGGCCGCGCTCGCTGATGATGGTGCGCCCTTTGATGTTGCGCCAATAGGTGTTGACCGTGGGAGGCCACGGCAGCAACGTGTCAATCATGCGTCACGGCCAAAGATGAGGTCGTGTGCGCTGATGTTGATGCCCTGCGCCCATGCCAGCTCAAGCAGTTTCTTCTGCACAGAGGTTGGCACAGTTCCTGACTTGCGCCAGCGGGAGATGGCCGCAGGGTCGCGATTGATTACGCGAGCGAGCTTTCGCACACCCCCGAACGAGTTAATCACCAAGTCGACTGGTGTGAGGTTAGATGTGGTCATCCCCCAATGATGACACAAACTCAACGCACATTCAAAACTGATTTTTGAAAACAAAAGAATAAACTACAAATTTATTTTTAATGGAACGTAAAAACACGATTAATGTTGATATAGAATCAACACACCAACAAAACGGAGAGAGCAAATGACACCATTGACCACACGCCAACAGCAGCTCATCAGCAAGAACATCTTGGCTGCATGCAAAGACATCAACAAGCTCAACAAGACAGCCTACAACTTCTTGAACACATGCTCTGGCTTCATTGCCCACTATGACCTGAACGGCTTCATCGCCCACTACTCTGACTGCTCACTCGAAGACGACATCAACCAGAACTATGTGCAAAACCAGTGGCGCAACTTCCGTGAAGGCGACCGTGGCTTTGAATACTACCGCTCGAAGCGCGAGTGCTACAACATGATTCTCGGTGGCTTGGTGGCCAACGATGTGCAGTCATTTATGCGCGACCATTTCCAAATCATTCACATTGCATAAGGGGAACAACATGACAACAGCAACATTCACTTTTGACGGCATCGAAGGCCGAGTCACCCAAGACGGCTTCATGCAGTGGGCAACCCTGTCATGCTGGCTGGATGGCCTCAAGGACAGCCCACTCAAGTCGGCAGCGCAAGCAGCCTTGGCCAAGCAGCAGCAAGGCATTACTGAGTGGATTCAGGAGCGCATCAACCAGTACGCACCTGAGAGCTTCAAGTTCGAGTCGCAAGCTCGCGCCGCCAAGTACCTGCACGTCCACTGGCAGCAGATGATGGCTGACTGGGATGCGTACCTGCGCGGCAACATCCAAAAGAAGGAGCTGCACTCAGACCTCGTCAACAAGATGAACGACTGGGTCATGCCATCGTGGGGCCACAGCCGTGGTTAAGCGCACATGCGAAGAGCTGGGGGTTTGCCAATCACGCAAATGCCCAAGCTGCCCAGACAACACCTACATCAGTTGGAAATGTCCAAAATGTTTGCAGGTCATGGGGTTCATGAAGTACGCAAAAAAATCACACGATTGCTCAAAAAAGAGTTGATATTGCATCAACAATTCATGCTAGAATTAGCACATACAAACACAAGGAGAAGCAAATGGGTATGAGTTTAGACATCATGAAGGTAAAGTCGGTTGAGTTCGGAGAAGTTGTGAATCACAGCGACCGTGCCACCCGCACTATGACCATCACCACCGAGTCTGGCGAGCAAGTTGAGTTGAGCTTGTACGCCGATGACGATGAGCAAGGCGCGTCTGGCAAAGACAAGCTGCGCTTTTCAATTTAACCAAGGAGAGAGCAATGACAGTAGAGATTATCCAAATCACCAGCGAGGCCCAATGGTTGGGTGAGCGCAAGAAAGACATCACCAGCACAGAGATACCAGCTCTGTACGGCCTGTCACCATACAAGACTGAGTTCGAGTTGTTCCACGAAAAGCGTGACGGCGTGTCGGTCAAGTTCGAGGCCAACGAGCGCATGAAGTGGGGCAACCGTCTTGAGGCTGCAATCGCCCACGGTGCGGCCGAAGAGATGGGCTGGAGCATCGCACCACTCAAGGTGTACATGCGTGACCCAGACCTGCGTATGGGGTCGAGCTTTGACTTCGAGATTCTCGACAGTGCCAAGGGCAAAGGCATCTTGGAAGTCAAGAACGTGGACGGCTTGCAGTACGCACGCAACTGGCTCGATGACGGCAACGGCAACATTGAAGCGCCTGAACACATCGAGCTGCAAATCCAACACCAGATGGAGCTGACAGGCTATGAGTGGACAGCTCTGTGCTTGCTGGTTGGCGGCAACACTTTGAAGATTGTGCTGCGTAGCCGCGACAAAGAAATTGGTGCAGACATTCGCAAGAAGATTGCTGAGTTCTGGGCCAAGGTCGATGCCAACGCAGCGCCAAACCCAGACTATTCTGCTGACGCTGAGTTCATCATCAAGCAGTTGCGCGGCGACTCTATCGATGGCTTGGTTGCCCAGTCAGACGCAGCGCTTGACGCATTGATTGAGCGCTACGACTACCTTGGCAAATCAATCAAGGAGCAGACCGAAATTCGCGAAGCAACAAAGGCCGAGATTCTCATGGCCATTGGCAGCGCGAGCAAGGTCATCAGCCAGCTTGGCACTATTTCCTGCGGTACAACAAAAGACAGTTTGGGTACGCAGATAACCGCTGACATGGTCGGCACTTACTACGGCGCTCGCAAGGGTTTCCGCAACTTCCGCTTCACAGCAAAAAAGGAGAAATGAAAATGGCAGCAGAACAACGCATCTACAAAGTGACAGGCAACAACAACGTGTACCTCGTCCAAGCAACCAGCCAAGCGCAAGCCCTGCGCCACATTGCTGGCAAGCAGTACAGCATCGAAGTGGCACGCGCAGTTGACGTGGCCATGATGATGGGCAAACAAGGTGCAGTGGTTGAAATTGCATCGACCATCGCAGAGCAAGCAGATTTGATTGAAGGTGCAGCATGAGTCACTTCACAGAACTCAAATGCGTAAGCACATTTGTGGTTGCAATCCCAGCAACCGCAAAAGAGGAAGAACGCATGAAATTGCTGTCGTTATTCAACAGCACAGTGCGTGAAGTCCTGATTGAGCTTCGCAAACAAAATGCAAATTTTTTGCCACTTGACGTTACAACATCACTGGAGAGTATTGAATGAGTACAGAACTGACCCCTATGGAAGCGATGCGCGGCACGCTTGTGAAAATGCAACCAGAGTTCGCCTCTGCATTGCCTCCGCAAATCCCTGTCGAGAAGTTCATTCGCACCACGTTGACAGCAGTGCAGATGAACCCAGAGCTGTTGAGCGCTGACCGCCGCAGCCTGTTGGGCGCGTGCATGAAGGCCGCACAAGATGGATTGCTGCTTGACGGCCGCGAAGCTGCGCCTGTCATCTTCAACACCAAGGACGGCAAGAAAGTGCAGTACATGCCAATGGTTG